CTCTTATGCTACAACCCGACGACGACGGCCAGCCGCCGGGGCGGGAGCCTCCACCGGAGCCTCGACCGCCGCCGGTGCTGCCTCGGCCGTCAGGCTGACCCACTCCACCACACCAAACGCTGGCGTGAAGATGCGGCCATACGCCTTGTGCTGGTAATGCTCCTTGCCCAGCGTGACGATAGGCACCGGCGCGTTCTGGTCTTTCTCAACCTGCGCCGCAATTGCCACCGCCAGATCCTGCACGGCGCGCTTGCCGCCCACCGACGTGGTGGTGAACCGCGCTTCCATGCCGGCGTCCTCGCCTGTGATGCACTTCAACGACATACCGACCTGCGTTTCCCAGCCCTTCTTCGCGCCGGGAGGGGCAGCGTCCAACTCCGGCAACGGGTCGGACACCGAAGCCATCTTCTCACCCAGCACCTCGCCATCACCCCAGGCGATGAAGCCGTGAACGAAGGAAAACGGGTTGACGGCCCAATGACTGCCGTCCTCCACCTCGGTCTGGTCTGCACCGAATACCCAATGGCCGGTGCGATCCATCTTCAGGATCACAATGCCAGCGGGGCCAGCAGCAGACTCCAGCTTGCGAAGCGAGGTGGCGAGAGAAGCAACAGCGGGAAGGTTAGCACCTGCGAAAGTTACGATATTCATTTTATTCCTTTAGATAAGTTTATTAAGGGCCGCAACCAATTGCTGCCCAATCTGCAAAACCGCTGGCCTCGGATCTGACTCCGGTGCCAACGTATCGCCCGAGGAGACTGACACCGTCAGTCCTTCGGGCAGATTCTGTTTTTTAGCCTTTAGCAGTTTTTCTGCTTGGGCCGGGGAAACTATTTCTTTTTTAAGGGGATCAACGCCCAGTGCAGCCAACGCATCTGCCGCCTTACCCTGATCGACCCAACTACGTGTGCCGCGCTTGGCGACCATCTTCCAGCCAGGTATTTTATACCCCTTCTCAATCTTGGTCTGCACCAACTCATTCACGCTGTCGATCCAACCCTGCAACAGGACAGCGTTGGCTGCGTAGGCGCCCAGCATGTCGTCGTCAATGGCGTCTAGCTTGACCTTCAACGCACGATCCACCGCGCCGGTCATGGCGGGGCATGTCGGTTTCGCGGGGCAGAAGCGGCAATGGTCGCCGGGGTTTAACTTGGCATCGGGCAGACTGGCGACCTTCACCGCACGTTTCAGATCTTTCTCGAACGCCTTGATGCGCGCAGGGGTCGTTGTCCACTGGCGAATGACCGGGGGCTGGATGATGACGCATTCGATAACCGTGGCGCCTTCAAACACCCACGCAACCTCGGGGGTACGCATGGCCGCTGCGGCGTAGTACATGAGTTGCTCGTTCTGCTCCGCGTCAACGGCGATACCATCCCCAAACTTCCAGTCGATCACATACGCGGTGTTGCCGAGCCGGCCCAGCACATCGCAGGAACCAAACGCACCGGGGAGGAACTTGCCAAACCCCACGCGAGTCTCAATGGCGTACTGCATATGCCAGTCGGGGTCGAGCTTGTCCAGCAGGTCGAGCGCGGGCTGGAGTTTCTGGTCGATCATGTCCTGATCAAGAATCTGGCCCTCATATTGCCTGCCAATCAACGCCTCGGGTTCTTTGTCGTCCAGCAACACCTCGCTGATGGCGGTGTGCAAGAGCGTACCCTTGTCAGCATAGACGCTGGAGGGCGACGGTGGGGCCAGTTTCACCAAGGCGACTGAGCCTGGGCAGTTCATCACACGCTTGGCGGTGCTACCGCCGACGACTGTGGAGTGGTTCATGCAAACTCCTCCTCTGCGTATTCAGCGGCAAGATCCGCAACCCAATGCGAATCACGCAGATGCTCAACGAGCATGGCCTCAACGGTCTTGCGCTCACGGTCGCGCCGGACTTGCAACGCCGATTCGTTGTCACTCAGGGACGCAACGTACATCTCTGCTGCGTAGGAAGGATCGCGGTTCTCCAGCAAGTACTCGTACAGGTCAAACTGGGCGCGGCCGTTCTTCGGGTATTGGCCGTATTCAAAGATGGTTTCGATCACCGATTCCAACGCCAATTCCAAATGGCGTTCGGTCGGCTGGTGGCGTGAATAGCCTTGCAGGGGGCCGCATACGCGGCAGTCGGTGGCACCACACATACAGTTCATTTAGATTCCTTTATTGAAGCGGAGAAAAAATAATACCACACTTTTATTTTCTGTGTTAAAGTTTTTTACACCCGATAAAGGAAACCAAATGAGAATCCAAAAAGCCACTATATCTACTAGGGAACTACAGCAAGCGTTGCGCGATTACTGCGCGGCCAACGGTGGCATCCCCGCCACCGTCATTATCCAAAGTTACGAAAACCAGATCGTGGTGGATCTTGCGCCGGGGGGCATGGTTACCGCAGACGAATTCCACCATGCCGCTACTGGAGCGTGACATCGAACGCTACCTTGTGCGCCGCGCCATCGAGCACGGCGGCAAGGCGTACAAGTGGGTGTCACCGGGCCACGTCGGCGTGGCCGACCGCATCGTGCTGCTGCCAGGGGGCGTGGTGTGGTTCGTAGAACTCAAGACCGCCAAGGGGCGCTTGTCGCCGTTGCAAAAGGTGTTCGCCGCGGACATGGCGCGCATGGGGATAAATTACATTGTGATTAGATCGAAAGGTGAGGTAAATGAACTACTACAACGAGTTTGACCCGTATGCCGCGCAGTGGTTACGCAATCTGATTGAGGCGGGGCATATTCCCAAAGGTGAAGTAGATTCTAGGAGCATTAAAGATGTCAAAGCAAGTGAACTTGTTAAATATAATCAATGCCATTTCTTTGCCGGACTCGGTGGCTGGAGCCGCGCCCTGCGCCTTGCCGGATGGCCCGAAGACAGACCTGTTTGGACGGGCAGTTGCCCCTGTCAGCCCTTTAGCACAGCCGGTGCCGGGGGGGGCGTTACCGACGAGCGCCATCTCTGGCCTGTCTGGTTCAACCTCATCCGCGAGTGCAGACCTGACGTTATCTTTGGTGAGCAGGTTGAAACAGCGATTAACCACGGATGGCTCGATCTTGTTCAATCTGACTTGGAGGGAGAAGGTTACGCCTGCGGGGCGGTTGGTCTACCGGCTGGCGGCATCGGGGCACCGCACATCAGACAAAGACTCTGGTTCGTGGCCGACACCTCAAACAATGGACACAATGACCCCACGCGATCCAGCAACATTCGACAAGTGGAACAACGAACGGGACGGGCGGAAGAATCGGAAGTTTGTGAGCAACTTGCCGCAAGCAGTTTTACAACATATGGGCAGTTGGCCGACACCTCAAACAATGGACACCTTGCCACCGATGGATTACGAGCGCCGGTTAAACCATCCGAAGAGGCCGGGGCGCACGGTGTCGGGAAATCTGCGGGAAGTTGTGACGTTGACCAGTTGGCCAACGACCTCGACACGCGATTACAAGGGCGGCTACCGGGGGGGGGCGCATGAGGAACGGCAAGATCAGCACGGACACGTTGGACGTGGCGGCGCAACTAACTTCTGGTCTGACTGTGATTGGCTCCCCTGCCGCGACGGAAAAGCCCGGCCAGTTGAACCCGGCACATTCCCGCTGGCTCATGGGATATCCGGCAGAGTGGGACGCCTGCGCGCCTACGGCAACGCCATCGTCCCGCAAGTCGCGCAAATCTTCATAGAGTCTTATCTTGAATCTTAGACCATACCAAGAGTTAGCTGCGGATTTCCTCTACGAGTCAGACCGGGCGATGATCTTGGCACCTGTGGGTGCTGGCAAGACCGCCATCACGCTGACAGCCATGCGCGACATCGTGCGTGACGGCCATGCCAAGCGGTTCTTGGTCCTCGCCCCCAAGCGCGTCTGTCTGGAGGTCTGGCCGCAGGAGGCGCGGATCTGGGCGCCGGGGCTGACCCTCGCCGTCGCCGTTGGCACCCCGCGCCAGCGGGAGGATGCCTTTGCCATGGGCGCGCACATCACCGTCACCAACTACGACAACCTGCAATCCTTGCCCAAGTTGGACTTCGACGCCATCGTGTTTGATGAGCTAACACGGCTAAAGAACGCCTCCGGCAAGCGGTTCAAGGCGTTGGCAAAGGTCATCGACGCCATCCGCATTCGCTGGGGGTTGACCGGCAGCTTTACCTCCAACGGGCTGGAGGACACCTTTGGTCAATGCAAGATCATCGACCAGAAGTTGCTCGGGCGTAGCAAAGGCGCGTTCCTGCAACAGTATTTTCATTGCATCAATCGGGACTTTGGGCAGTGGGAGCCGGCCAAGGGGTCACTGGAACAGGTGATGGATCGCATCAAACCGGCCACCTTCGTGTTGGACGCGGGGGAGTACAAGGACAAGCTGCCGCCGCTACACGCGGTGGAGGTGCCATGCGACATGGACATGACCGAGTACAAGGCCATGAAAAAGGACTTTGTGGTGCAGTTCCCCTCCGACCAGGCGGTTGCCACCAACGCATCGGTGGTCACGCAGAAGCTGCAACAGATGGCATCGGGGTTCGCCTACGCCGAGCGCGGTGCGGTGTGGTTCTCCTCGCACAAGTTTGACGCGCTGGATGACCTGTTGACCGAGAACCAACACGCCAACACCATCATTGCCTACCAGTACAAGGAGGAGTTGGCCGAGTTGCGCCGCCGCTATCCCCACGCGCTGACGCTGGATGACGCGGGGGCGATTGAGCATTGGAACGCAGGGCGCGTCCAGTTGCTGCTAGTGCATCCCAAGTCTGCCGGGCATGGGCTGAACCTGCAATTCGGGGGCTGCCATATGGTGTTCCTATCCCTGCCGTGGTCGTTGGAGCTGTATGAACAGACAGTAGGGCGTCTGCACCGTAGCGGCCAGAAGCATGACGTGTGGTGCTACGCCATCCTGACCCGAGGCACCATCGACGAGAAGATCCTGCGGGCGCTGCGGGACAAGCGGTCGCTATCCGATGTTGCAATGGAGGAATTGAAATGAAGAAATGGCAAGAGCAGTTAAGGGCCGCGAAAGCGGAATTGGTCATTCGCCATCGTACGTTACGCGCTGCGGAACGGGCGTTTGCGCGGTGCCTGGATGAAATATCAAAGTTGGAGAACAAAATTGAAGCTTACGTGGCGCGAGTTAAATAACGGCTTATCAACCAAAACCGAGGGGGAAGTATGGAATATGTTGCAGGAGGAAAAGAAAGGCCACAACCGAATAGCGGTGCTAATCCGGCTGCACCAGAGGTATTGCAGTTTGCGCGACTCACGGGAGCGGCTGGAGTTAATAAGGTCGCTGTAGCGCGCCAGCGCCACGGCAAGCCGTTCGCCTTTGAGTCTGGCAGCAACTGGAAACCACGGTCTGTCCCACTCCTGACTGAGTGGTTGCAAGGTCGTAGCAGGGAGGCGAAATGACTTCAAAAAGAGGAGAAGAAATGAAAGACATACCTACGCCGGAAAGTGATGCCGCTCGGTTCGTGTCGGAATACATTACGCAAGAAGATGCAGTTCCGTATGCATTGTCTCAATCTCTTGAGCGTCGCCTCGGTTTCGCGGTTGCTGCGCTTGAGTCTGTGGCCGCTGATAGCGAAGAGCGGTTCATTAGAAATGTGGCTAGAGCAGCACTCGCGCAGGTTGAGGAGGGGAAATGAGCAAGTTATGGGTTTGGTTCCTTAGCAATGTTCCAATTGAGTCGGGAACAAGATTCTGTCCGAAGTGTGGATGGGAATGCCATGTCAAGAAAGGGCAACCATGACCCGCAACCTACCGAAAGGAAAAGCGAAATGATGCCGACGAGCGAGGAAGTTGAATATGTGGCTGACCATCCGGTTGGCATGGGCCACCGATGGCTCACTATGCTTCGGCAATTCGCCACCCTGCTTCGCCGCATGGAAGGAGCGGGAACGCCAGCAACGGATGCGCTTACAAAACGTGATGTTACAGATATCGGTTTCCACGTTTGGGTAGCCGATCTGCACAATTTATGCGAGTCCCTCGAATCCCAACTCCGCGCAGTCAGGGCGATAACTGCGGATGGCTGCGTCACCGAGAGCGAGCATGACCAGCAAGGCGTGATTGTTGGAGTTGTCTGCACTGCTGGGGTGGTCTTGTTTGTTGCTGTGCTTGTCAAACTATTGGGGGTGACCTGCTCATGACTTTCGATAATTTTAATGATTACATTAGGGACAAATGCAATTACGAAACAATCTATGCCGACGCTGAAGGTAGGGTTATTCTTGTAATCACTCTGTTAGATGCATACAACATGACGAATCGTGCGCCAAAAGAATGGGTAGGTCTGACCGATGAAGAGATAACGCAATGTAGTTATGACGCCGACGGTTTTATGATTGACCGCGAGTTAGCAATGAGAGCGGTAGAAGCCAAAATCAAGGAGAAGAACGGTGCTTTATAGATGCTCAAAATGCAAAAGGACGTACAAGCGCAATAGCACTAAAGAGTGGATTAAAAGTTACTGTGAAAGAACCGATCAATTTGCAAGGTTGATAAAAAATGGGTAGGCCAATATCAACGCAGCCGATGTGCAACACCTGCTGGAACTCACCGGCAGTGAAGCTTGTAACAGTCCCATCAGGTACACGACGCTGGAAATGCCAGCACTGTATTGACGCAAGCAAACCGAAGAGGAAGGTTAAATGAAAGAACTCGCAAGCCTTGAAGAAACCATAATGGAGATAAAGAAGATGATCAAAGATGGGGGAAAGACTATCAACATAAAGCCAACACAGGTGTGGTTCCCGTTTAAACCGACAGAAGAGCAGTTGGCATCTGCAAGGGTACTGTTGAAGGGTGTGAAATGAAATCATACGGGCAGATCGCGCACGACAAAGGCGTGGAGGTGGGAGGCTGGGTAAGGCGTTGGGAAACAATGAGCGAAATGCAGAGGCGTGATTGGGAGTTGATTGCAGCGGCGGTACTTGAGGCACATTATTTTAGCGTCAAGGAGGGGAAAAAGATTGTGGCGTGGTACGACCCCACCAATCAGCATGTCAGCATCAACAAAGACGACCCATCGTTCACGAAACTTGGTCAGGTATGGCCCCTATATATGGAAACGAAATGACAGCAAATGAAGTTCTACAAGAGGCTCTAGATGTGCTGGAGAAGTATGTCCCCGCCAACACACCGGATGGGGCTGTGATTGAGAAGGTAAGTAGGGCAATCGAACGATTTAAAGCAAACTCACGCAAACAAATTGGAGATACAAATGGACAAGATTAAACTCACGCCCGAAGAAATGCGTAACCTCGTTGATGTATCAAAATATGAAACTGTCAGCGGCCCCGTCTATGCACAAATGATTACCTACAAAGCCCTGCCCTACCCCTTGCCAGAGAAGTTCCAAAAACAACTGAAAGCTTGCGGCAGGTGGAACGGCGAAGCCCCGGCAGGTGACATCGTGGGCCTGTACACACTGGAGAAGAAAATGCGCGAGATGTTTGGAGTCTACATCACACGCCCGTTCATTCAGCCCAGAAGGTCGCTGTGAACTTGGCACAAGCAATCAATCCAGATCGGACACTCAAGCAACCCCCAAAACAGTACCCAGTCTACGTGCCAACACTCAACGAGCCGTGGATCACGGTGCGGTTCGTTGCGGCAAAAAACCGCCCCAGCGCGGCTATTGGGAATTATGCGGATCTGTGCCTGAAACTGATGTCAAAGCTGACCGACATTCCACGACCGGCATCCGAGGTATCGAAGGACGCTTGCGTCACCTTGGAGCAGTCCCTAAACGCCCTGCGCCGGATGGCCGCAGAGGGGTCTATCGGCAGGACAAAGGCGTATAAGAAATGGCGGTATTTCAGCCTATAGAGAACGTCTGGCGGCGGGGCGCCGCCGCCGGTGTGTTCGGGATGCTAACGTGGGTCCATCGGTCGTACTCTTTAATGCATTGATCGAAGGGCAGATCCGAGTCAACGATGGCCTGCACCACCTCTTTGGGTGTCATCCCCGGCACTCGCAGGTCAGCAGCGCACCCGAGGCGGTGCTGACTGGTGTCCTTGCTTCCTACCGCGTCGTTGACCGCTTTGCTGCGGTAGGCCGAGTTGATCATCACCGGCTTAAACCGCAGCAACTCCTTCACTTTCTCGAGGAACTCAGCCAGCCGTTGCAGGTTAGCCAATGCCGCCGCGTCTGGGGTGTTGTCCAGAGTGCGGTGGTCGGTGACGGTCAACTCAGCCAGGGTGAAGTGTGGGGTCATTTATCCGCTTTGACAGCCCCACCTAGACCGAGCGCAGCCGCTACGCCTTGCACCAGCAACTGATACTGTGGCCTTGCACCAGCAACTGATACTGTGGTGGGACCAGCGGAATTCCAACCGCAAACAGCACTCCCAGCCCTGCCAATGTTGATGGTTCTCCGAAACGCTTTTTAAGCCAGCCCATAAAGCCTCCTTATTTGATATTTCCTCCAACAGGGTACTGCACTCCAACCGGAGCATCCGTCACAATTTTAGACCCTGGCTTAATGTGACCGTTGTCAAAAGGTGATTCGTTCAAAGGCCCGTAGCAGTTAGCCAAAGTCACACCGTTCACAGGTTTTAGTTGCAACGTGCAAGGCATCGACCACATATTGCTCATCTGGTCATCTTTGGTCAGGGTGAACGTCCTTGAAACCAACGGTGCTACCGCCCATGACGGTGCTTGCGGGAGGCTTGTGACTGCGCCAAACAATGACCAGACTTTGCCTTCGGGAGCCTTGCATCCGCTCTTCATCAACGCGCCGTTGCCAACCGACACCCCTACGATCACGGGACAGACCGCCATTCCCTCCAGAAACTTCCTGCCGCCGATGCTCATTGCATTACCCGTAGGAACCGCACCAGAGGCCGCACAGAGTGCATACGCACCTTCGCAGAAAATCAGGTCAGCAGCGGAGACATTGAAGGAAAGAAGCAAGAGACAGAGCAGTTTCATAATCAGCCTGTTAAAATGATGTGAATAAGAAGAAGAATAATTGCCCCAGTCGCCCCAATCCCAATCTCCTCGATCCTCTTCAATCGAGCATTGCAAGCCCTCATTTCCACTTGAATGGATTGATACCGCAACTCACACTTGTCAATGTGGCCCTCAATCTTCAGGTCAACCTCTACAAGAGAACTCATATCACTTGGTAGCTGAAAATAAAGTACAACGCTTGATTGCTAGTGCTTGCGGTTACGCCATCGACCTGCGCTCGGTCATTAGTGGCATCGCCAAACACACCAAAATTACCCGCGCTTGCGGTTGCAGGACTACACGTTCCGGCGCATTGAAAACCTGAAGCAAGATTGGAGGCAACAGGAAAACTGATCCAAAAGGAGGTATAGGTTGCAGCGGCAACAGGATCAATATCAACACGACCAGAGACAGTAACAACATTGCCTACTCGGGTGTACTGGCAAGCATACGCGGTCATTGCGGAAATGTTTGCGGAATCACCAACTGACGGAGTGTATGTTGCCGAGTAGCAATTCCCCAATGCACTGGTGGCTACGTCAATGCCAGCAGTCGTTGCCGTGATCTTTCCACTAGCACTCAAAGTCCCAGTAACCGCTGCTCCCGTACTGGTAAGGGCAACAATCGTCGTGCCATTACTCTGAAGGTTAAGGTCGCCGGATGTGTCGGCAGTTGTTACGACTCCAGCAGAGGTCGATGCGTTGATTGATGCGGCCATGATTAAGTTGCTCCTATGCTGCCGTAGTAACGGCGGTCCAAGTCGTAGCGCCATCTGTATTAACATACATACGGCTAATAATGCTCGACCCATCTGATCGTAAATAAAGACTGCCTTTAGCCGCAGTCAACGTGGGCGCGCCGGAACCAAAGAACACACCGAAATTAGCTGTGGATGACAGCAGCACACCAGAACCCGCTGTACCGCCAGCGGGTATGGCGGTTGCATTAAGCCCAGTCAAAGGGCCTGAGCCAGTTATTCCAGCCGTACCGTCAAGAATGAGTGACATGGTTTAAGTCCCCGAGGTAGAGGCAAGAAGATAGTACGTGGTGCCGTTAAGCACTATGGCTATCTTGTTGGTGACGGTGTTGGTTGTAGACGCAGACGCCGCGCTCGGCAGCGTAATAGTCGCAGTGACCGCATCCGTTGGCGTAAGCGTGGTCGATCCGCTTGTTGCTCCTGCTAGAACTAAAGGCATATCAATCTCCTAAAATATGATCCAGCGGTAGCCGCCGGGGACTGTCACTACTGCACCCGCGTTAATCGTAACCGGCCCCACGGACATGGCGGACTTGTTGGTGGACAGGGTGTAGCTGGTGGTGACAATCAACTGGTTCTCAAAGAACAC